AAGAATGTTAGGAGAATAATGACTCCAAAAGAATACAAACAGATGATGGCATACCTGACCCGATCAGGTGTTAGTAAACAAGTCAAGTTTGCATCAGATATCGCAAGACCAGATCCAAAACCAGAAGTCAAAGAGATAGAATTATTCAATGCGTTTAACAGACGTAATCCAAGAGCTGATGGTGGACGGATTGGTTTTTCCAATGGTTCAGATAGAGTTGTTTATAAAAAAATAAATAAATTAACAGATGCTAATAGAGTTAATTTTAAATACCCACCAGACCACAAGTACAAAGTACAAATACCTACAAGAGAAGATCTTGGTCCAGGAAGTTTAAGAACAGTTAGTGCTAAAACTAAAAAAGAATTAAAAAAATTAGTGGATGAATCTCCGATTACAAAAATTGATTATTCAAAAGGTTTAGTTAAACAATCAAAACTTAAATTACCTGAGGGAGCAATTAATTTTGATAAAAGTAGATATAAAATGCCAACGGGTGAATATGTAGGAAAAGGAAGAAACAGAAGTCAAATTTTTTCTCTACATTCTAAATTTGAACCTGATGCTGCTGTAAGATATTTTACTTCACCAGGAAGAAGATTATTTAATAGTATTGAGGAAGCAAAAGCAGGAAAAGCAAAAATTTCTAAAGACATGAGTAGAGCTGTTAAAACAAAAACAGAGAGAGTAGCTAAAAACATAGTTAAGAATACTTACGAGATACCAGCGACAGGTGAAACTTATGAAAAATTTAAACCTTTTATTGGAGAGGAAAAAATTACGATTGCAGGTGAAGGTGCAGATACATTAGAAGAGGCACAAAGATTTGTTGATGATTATTTTAAAAAAAATCCAGTTATACAATCAGGAACAAGAGAACTTAATGAAAAATTAAAAACTTTATTTGATGATCCCAGAATTAAAAAAATTTTAAGAACAGGTAAACCATCTGCAAAAGATTTAGATATCGTAAAAGATATTCTTGGCGGCACAGATAGACAAGCACAAGAAAAACTAGCTCAACTAGCAGATGCTGTTGATCCAAAAGGACAAAGAACTATTGACGGTATTTCAAAAATAAATAGTAAAAAAGCAAAAAACATTTTTAATTTTCATAAGACAAAAGACATTGCAAAAGAATTAGAGGATATAGCAATTGGAAAATCTGTCGGAGAAAATCCTTTAAGCACTTTTAGAGGTAGTATTCAATCTTCAATTCCAATGAAAGGTGGGCTGGAAGGCTACAGTGTCGATGAAGCAAAAGCTAGAGCTAGTTCTGTTAGATTAAATAGTAAGCCGTATTCTATTTTTGGACAAGTTATAGCAGGAGATATCAACCAAGGACCTAAACAGACCTTTGATGCGAATCTATCTATATTTGAGGAGCAAGTAAAAAATGCAATTAAAAATAATGAAGATCCAACAGAGGCAATAAGAAAATATAACAAAAGAGCTGCAGAAGCTGAAGCTGCAGCTAATCAATACAAATCTAGAAATACAAAGAAAGTTTATTTTCCAAGAATAACAACTGATTCACCAGATAAAGCAATTAAAAATAAATCTGCTTATACTAAATATAAACCATACTTTGATAAAAATTATGCACAACAAAAATATTCTTTTGTTATACCAAAAGATTTACAACCACTACCAAGTCTGGCCGCAGATCTAAAAGATAAAAATAGTTCTACGTACAAAAATATGATTAAGCAGATTAAAGATGTCGGTAGAAAATTTATTAAAAATATAGACCAGTTTGATGAAAAAAAATTATTTCAAAAATTACGGAACAATCCTAACTTTAATACGATCAGAAGATTAATGCCAAGACTGGCTTCTTTAGAAGATGATTTCACAGGACCAGGAGGTTTCCCTTTAACTGCGGGTCTTGATTCTAGCATAGGTGTTCAACCTGTAGAGGAAGATACTTTTGCAAGAAGAAATCCATTAACAACAGGAGCAGGTTTAACAACAGCTGGCACAGCTGCGGTTTTAAAAGCGACAGGCACACCAATTAAAACTGCATTAGGAAAAGCTTTTAGAGGTGCCGGAACACCGATAGCTGGTCCTATCTTTGCGGGATTAAATATCGCTGATAGAATGAAATCTGGGTCTAGCGTCGCTGATGCAGTCATAGATCCTATGACAGGTTTAGAATTATCTTTTCCTGGTTTGTTTAAAGAGAATTTAAAAAAAATTACAAGCAATCCAACAGCACAAAAAATTTTAAGTCTGGGCAGATTTGGTAGAGCCTTAACACCAATAGGAGCAGGTATTACAGCTGCAGGTTTAGCAAAAGACTACGGTGAATTTGTGAAGAGAGAACTAGAAAGAAAGGCAGCAGACCCAGAAGCATATAGAGCAGAGCAACAAGAGCAAATGGGCATGTCTGCAGCAGGTGGCGGATTAGCTAAATTAGCAGGAGATAGATCAGGCGCCATGTTAGAATCCATGAATCCAGATAAGGATGGGTTGCCAGGCCTGTTAAAACGTGTTAGAAACTTATAGGAGTATTAAATGGCAGAAATAGACAAAGGACTCCCGAACACTAGAACTAAAATTGATGTCCCTTCAGATGAAGAGATAGCACAAGAAGTTGCCGTTCAGGAACCGGTAGAAGAAAAAGGACCGATCGAGGTTACACCTGAAGAAGATGGTGGAGCCATAATTGATTTTGAACCGGGAGCTATAAACATACCAGGCACAGAAAATCATTTTGATAATCTAGCAGATATATTACCTGACGATATTTTAGATCCCATAGGTAGTGAGATGACTCAAAATTATATGGATTACAAAAATTCAAGAAAAGATTGGGAAAGATCTTATACTCAAGGTCTAGATCTTTTAGGTTTTAAATATGAGAATAGAACAGAACCTTTTCAAGGAGCTTCAGGTGCAACACACCCAGTTTTAGCAGAGGCGGTAACACAGTTTCAAGCGCAAGCTTACAAAGAATTATTACCAAGTGACGGACCTGTTAGAACACAAGTGATAGGATTAAAAAATCCTGGGACGGAACAACAGGCTCAACGTGTAAAAGATTACATGAACTACCTCATCATGGATGAGATGAAAGAGTATGAAGCAGAGTTTGATTCCATGCTTTTTCATCTACCACTCGCAGGATCTACTTTTAAAAAAGTATACTATGATGTGCCAATGGCGAGAGTTGTATCAAAATTTGTGCCAGCCGATGAACTGGTAGTGCCGTACACTGCCAATAGTTTAGAGGATGCAGAGGCAATCATACACGTCGTCAAGATATCAGAGAATGAATTAAGAAAACAACAAGTCAATGGTTTTTATAGAGATGTAGAATTAGGTCCCCCTGACAGTGTTCAAAAAAATGAATTAGAGAAAAAAGAAAAAGAATTAGATGGCACTAAAAAATCCGGAAGACAGGAAACAATTTATACCTTGTTGGAGTGTCATGTTAATCTTGATCTAGAAGGTTTTGAGGACATAAATGCTGATGGACCTACTGGAATAAAATTACCTTACATCGTAACAGTCGAAGAAGGTAGTAGAACGGTTCTTTCTATAAGAAGGAACTATGCGCCCGATGATCTAAAGAAAAATAAGATCCAATATTTTGTCCATTTCAAGTTTCTGCCAGGACTAGGATTTTATGGCTTTGGACTCATTCACATGATTGGCGGATTGAGCCGTACTGCAACAACGGCTCTCCGTCAATTATTAGACGCTGGAACTTTAGCAAATCTACCAGCAGGATTTAAACAAAGAGGTGTCAGAGTCAGAGATGAGGCTTCACCAATACAACCAGGTGAATTTAAAGACGTAGATGCGCCAGGTGGCAGTCTCAGAGATGCTTTCTTTCCTTTACCATATAAGGAACCATCACCAACTTTATTACAATTATTAGGAGTTGTGGTATCAGCAGGTCAAAGATTCGCAGCAATAGCTGACATGCAGATAGGTGACACTAAACAAAACGCTGCAGTCGGAACTACAATAGCTCTTCTCGAGAGAGGTTCACGTGTAATGTCTGCGATACACAAGAGATGTTATGCAGCTATGAAAGATGAATTTAAATTACTTTCAAAAGTCGTATCGCAATATCTACCACCAGAGTATCCATATGATGTGGTAGGCGGTCAAAGAAATATTAAACAGACAGATTTTGATGATAGAGTTGATGTAATACCAGTTGCTGATCCAAACATATTTTCGATGTCACAGAGAATCACACTCGCACAGACACAATTACAGATAGCAACATCAAATCCACGGTTACATAATCTGTATCAAGTTTATAGAAACATGTATGAAGCAATCGGTGTAAAAAATGTAGATGCAGTTTTACCACCACCAGCACCAAATGCACCAATGGACCCAAGTATGGAACACATAAATGCGTTGGCTGGTAAACCTTTTCAAGCTTTCCCTGGTCAAGATCACAGAGCACACATCACAGCTCACCTAAATTTTATGTCAACTAACATAGTTAGAAATAATCCTGCGGTTATGGCAGCGATACAGAAAAACATATTAGAACACATCAGTCTGATGGCTCAGGAACAGGTACAACTAGAGTTTAGAGAGCAAATGCAACAGATGATGATGATGCAACAGCAGGCAGCTATGAATCCACAGGTGCAACAACAGCTTCAAGCACTTACAAATCAGGTTGAGGCTAGAAAATCCGTATTGATTGCAGAGATGACAGAAGAATTTATGAAAGAAGAGAAACAAATCACGTCACAATTTGACAATGATCCTCTTTTAAAACTAAAATCACGTGAGGTTGACCTTCGTGCGATGGAAAATGAACGTAAAAAAGACAATGATAAGGCTCAACAAGACCTTGCGAGAGCAAAATTAATGCAACAAAGTGAAATTGCAGAGGATAAAATGGAACAAAACGAAGATTTAGCTAAATTAAGAGCTGGAGTTAGCCTTGCAAAGTCAGGGGTGCAAAAAGCAGCCGTCATGGTGGAGGATAATTAATGCCGTTAAACAAAAAAGGTAAAAAAATCATGAAATCTATGAAGAAACAGTATGGTAAGAAGAGGGGTGAAAAGATATTCTATGCATCTAAGAACAAAGGTGTTATAAAAGGA